TTAGTCATACTTGCCAGGAATCAAATTTACTTTTGGTTTTCAGTTCGATGATTTCATCATCAGTGTTACCTGAATCGATCAGGTTGTCTTGGGCGGACTGATCACAATCATACAGTCTCATCTTTGCTCTGTCAATACCAATAATGAAGCGTTTGTTCATCGTAGGATCGTTGTATCTATTCTTCAACTGCTTAACCATAATCTGACCCATATTCTCCAAGTCTTCGGTAGAAATGAGAGCGAACATCAAATCAGCAGTAGCAGGGAGACCGAAAGATTCAGAGGTGTCTTTCAAGTCCACATCAGAGTTACCATAACCAGAACGAGTAGTCTGTGTGGCAGATACAATAGGAACATTGTGCTCAACAGCAAGACCTCGCAGTTCCTCTGCAATAGATTTGATGTATGTGTAGGAGTTCACCACTGCATTCTTGTATCGTGCAGAGGCACAGATGTTTAGATAGTCAATGAAGATAATATCAGGAGCGAAACCACGCTTCATGCTCAGTTCGTTCAAGAGAGACTTGAAGTGATTGACATGAGCAGAAGCAGTAGGGTACTCCTTAATTACCAGACGACCTCGTGTATTTTGTGTCAGGGCATCGACTTTGGTTCGGAATTGGTTCTTTGTGAAAAGTGGATCAGAGAGTTGCTTGATGTTGAGGTCGAGGAGGTTGGCATCAATTCGTTCAGCAATCTTCTCCTCTGCCATTTCAAGTGTAATGTAGAGTACGTTGCGCCCCTGCATGAGTGCGGCACTAGCGACGTGGCACATGAATAGAGACTTGCCGACACCCGTGCCAGCAAGAGCGATGTTGAGAGTCTTGCTAGGCAGACCACCTTTTGTAATTTTGTTGAAGTATTCAAGATCGAAGGGAATTTTGTCTTCTTTCTTGTGGTAGAAATCGTAGCGGTCATCAGCGTCTAGTAAGTAATCGTGTCCAACAGTATCATCAAAACATGTACCCAACGCTTCCGACATGATGTGTGGGATAGCATCTTTGGTGCGAGTCTTATCTTGTCCATCAGCAATCTTGATAGACTCCATCAAGGCAAGATAGATTGCACGTTCTTTGCACCACTTCTCAGTGGTGTCCATCAACCAGTCATCGTTATATTGAGTTTCATCTAATTTATTATCAAGGAAGTCTTCGATCTCCTTGATAATATCAGAACTCAAATCCCGACGCTTTTCGATCTCAATTTTGAGAGCAGTAGGTTCGGGTTGCGTATTGTATTCAGTCACATACTCATTGATGTGACTGAATATAATTTTGTAAGGTTGAAAATCAAAGTATTCATCTTTCAAAAAAGGCAAAACTGACCTGAGATATGTCTCGTTTAGGATCAGTTTGCTCAACGCAATCTCTTCAATTTTTTGCATTAAATGTAGTGTAAGTAAGTGCCAACAATGTACTTGTCATTTGATACAGGGACAAGTCCTGCGTGTGGGTAAGTCCAAGTGGGTGGGAACAACAAACACTTACCTCGTTCTGGTTTGATCTTCAAGTCCCTATCAGGGAACTCAGTCTCACCACCTTCGTCCACATCATTAAGGTAGAAGAACAATGCCAGGAATCTCCTAGCACTATCATGATTTCCAACATCAGCGTGGAGATCAAAACGATCATCTTCCGATACACTATACTTTTTGAGACGAACTTGCTCTAAGGTATTCTCAAAGGGCCAGTTTTCGCGACAGTTAGTGTCTTCCATGTATCGTTCGGAGACCTCTTTGATTGCCTCAATCAATCTGTTGTGAACCTTTGCCCACCCAGAGGAGAGGTTGTCCTGTGCATACTCAGTTATATTGAACTGACTAAACTGTGGACGACCTTGCCTCTCCCAACGTTCAAAGTCAGTATCTCTACCCAGTTCAAGAATGTTCTTGCAGAGGTTATCGTCAAGAACATTGTCATATGTTCTGATGTAGAAATTAGGATCCATAACTAAACTCCTGACGTGCTGCTTCTTCAAGTTGTGCCATCACTTCTTCGGTGAAGTATTTCTCGGGATCAGCGAGAACAGACTTAGCAAAAACAGAAGAGTCACCAATCTTCCAGCGAGTACCGACCCTGGTGAATACTCCGTACTTCTCACCCAATTCCAGAAGTCCGTAATACTTGTCCAGTCCACGTTCGTCATAGAATAGTCTCGTCTGAATCTTGGAGTTCTCTTTGGTGAAGCGAGACTTCTTGGTCTCGCACTTGATAATGTTCCCCACTACCTCAGTACCATCCTTCTCCTTGCTCTTGGATAGATACACAATAGTCGATGCAGCGTATTTAAGTCCACTACCACCGCCCATTTCTTTCATTGGCACATAGGATCCTACCACATCATAGGTGTGGTTGGTGACGAGCAGAGGGATGTCTGCCTTACCCAGTTTGAGAGTCAGCACACGGAAGATGGACTTGACGACCTGAGCGCGGGTCATGTCACGAGTCTCTTTACCTGCCTCAGAGTCTTCAATCTCCTTGGTAGTGGAGAGCATACCCAGAGAGTCAAGCACAAACATGATGGGTTTGCGTTCTTCCTTGGGTTGTTTCAGATAGTTGTCAACAATTTTGATTGCTTGCTGACGGAACTCCTGCACAGTCACCACAGGTACAATGATCATACGATCAGAAGGGATACCACGGGACTCAATCATCTCACGAGAGATAGCAGACTCGGACTCAAAATAAATGCATCCAGCATCAGGATTATTTCTAAGGAAATTACGAACGACAGAAAGAGCAAAGAAAGTCTTTCCCGTGCTCGATTCTCCTGCCAGGGCAGTAACTTTGTTGGAAGGAATCCCTCCAAAAAGCGAACCACTAACCACGGCATTGAATAAATAAGACCCAGTATCAACGAAAGATGCAACGTCGCCAGCAGCAACCCCCTCGCTAACAATGCCAGCATATTCATTCCCAATTTCTTTTACTACATCTGTTAGGAAACTCATGCGAATAAAAACTCCAATGTGATACGTTTCTCGGGGGACCACCCAATAGCGTCAAGAATAACCTTGACAGGTGACAAGAAACTTTTGTTGAATTGTTCATCATAATTGATCGACCCATGGATGTCAAACTCCTTGGGCAGGGTCTGGAAGAACGAGATAACGTTCTCACCAATCTTGTTTGGTGTGCGAAGATAGATGAACTTGATCTTCTCACCCTCCTGAATCAGTGGATACTTATGTTGCAGTTTCAACTTCTTGATGTTGTAATTGTACATCAAGGATCCACGAACATGCATAGGACATCCCTTTGCATATATGTGTGATGGGTCAGAGAACTTACCCAAGTTGTTACAACTACGAGGGAAAGCAATGTCTTCCAAAGGAAGACTCTCAAACTCACGACGGAACCTGGCGATGTACTTTTGAATGTCATCCTCAGTTCCATTCATGACAACTTTGAGTGCCTCTTTAATAGCACCACGACAGGGAGCAGGTGTGGAGGACTTCACTGCTTCGATGCCCATGATCTTCAACTTGGGTTTCTCATAACGCACACCCTCACTGTCCCATACGTTGAGAATGTAACGCTTCTTCGCAGTCCAGATACCACGGTCAGCGATGTTCTCACGCTTCATGCTCATCTTTTGTTCATATGCCGAAGCATAATTCGCAAGTTCCTGATAAGAGGACTCGATGAACGGTTCCAGTTTCTCCTGACAGATCTTGTCAAGTATCCCCACAACCGCTGCTTTGTCGCCAGACTTAGTACCAAGAAATTTAGTAACAAGAGGTCCAAGGTTAAGATAGATTGAGTCAGTGTCAGATGCAATGACATAATCCTCCCCCTCTGTTTGCAAAATCTTATTTAGGTAAACGTTTACCTTGTTCTCGATCCAACGAATCGAGACTTGACCCGAGAGAGTGATCGCCTCAGCATTTGCCAGATTGTAGTATCGGAAGTATTGGTTTCCGATGGCACCATAGGCAGAGTTGAGTTGAATCTTTCTTGCCATCTGGATGTTGTTGAATCGGGACACATCCTTTTGAAGTGCCAAGGTCTCTGATGCTTCCTTGGTATGTTCAAGATTCTGTTTCGCGGCCAACATCTTCCGCTTGTAAATTGATCGGTCATCATAAATGCGTTGCATCATCTCGGGTAGGAAACCATGAATGTCCTTACGGTACTGAGCACCATTGGCACACACAGCATACTCCCCATTAATCTCTACCTCTTTGGATAGCAGTTTGTCAACGGTCACTGTGGGGTGACGCCTCTCCACCAGGGTCTCTGGGGAGATGTTGTACTGCATGATGAGGTGAGGATACAGGGAGTTAAGGTCAAAGGACACCACCCAGTCATATCCTCCTGGGATAGGTTCCTTAACATAGGCACCAGCATACTGATCGTTCTTGCTGCTGCTGATCTTAGGGGGCACCACGATGTTACGCTTTTTCAGATCGTTATAGATCAAGGTGTCCCACATACGAACTTGCGAGTACACATCACTCAGGTTGACCTTAGCGTCATAGGCAAGAGTGAGTGCCAACTCAATCAATTTCATCTTATCTTCCAGTCGGTCAACAAGTTCCACGTCAACGATGTTGTACTCAACAAACTTTTGCCAGTCCTTTGTGTAGAACTCTTTGAAGTTCTCATACTCACTGTGGTCGATCTTCGCCTGACCCAGTTCTACATTTGCAATGTGATCCAGACGATAAGATTCCTGAGCAGAGTATGTAAACTTTTTGTAGAGATCAAGGTAGTCGAGGATAGCGACACCATTAATTTCGTAAGAGATATGCTTACGACCATGGATCTCGATCTCTCTTTCAAGCACACGGTTCCACGGGGAGAGGGACTTTTTCCACTTCTCCCCTAGCACCCGTTCCAATCGACGACAAATGTACGGAATATCATACAGGTTGCAGTTCCAACCAG